ACAACTTTGAACTTAGCTAACATGTCTGAATACGAAGTATCACAGAACCCCTTCTGCGCCCTCTCGAATGCTTCATCTAGCGTCTCAGGTGACCCTACAGTTGACGACTTAATTGATGACTGGACGTTTTCAAATCTCGATGAAGATTTCATGGATCAGATATTCCAAGATTTTGGAAGTCTGGTGAACAACACCGGCTCAGTGGGATTCATCGACGAAATAAACGGCGAAGTAGGTGACTTGCTTGATATGTTAGGCCAAGAAAACAGAGCCGATAGACCAACTTCTGAATACGTGCCCCGCACAACTGACCCGGTTACATTCACCGCAGCTACGAGGAAGCCAAACGAGTATACCAGGCACTCGGTAAGATTCTCACTGGACCACCACATCGAGGTGATAAACAGTGAAATTATATATCGAACCGATTCAGGGCGCTGCGTGCTAGGCAGGTCAAGAGTGAACGAAATCGACATTGTGCTTCGAGACACTGCACCAACCATATTGGCTAGCGCAGTTAACGAATCCGGTGGTCTAAAAGGTTCTGGCTTGGGCTATTCAAGCTTTGCTCACTCGGCTGCCATAATGATCATATCTCGACCTGGCGGTATCATCGAACCCTTGGAAGGATTTGATTACATACAAGATGGCAAATATCATGAGGTGACGGGCCTCAACTACTCATCGAGGAGAACGAATGCCGACTATGTATGGAACAAGTACGCTTTGCTAGAGCTGTACGTCGACGACGACCCGGATGTCGTTGACCTGATCGAAGCGTCGCTGGCTGAGGACTGCGGGCGCACAGATTTCTTCGTTGGTGGGGCATTCGACCAGGGCGACTCACCGTACTCGAAGCATTTTGCAAGACTACATGAATTGACAACGACGTTGAGCCGCCGATCGTTGCCGTATATCGAAAAGATGGTAACTCATTACGTCACTTCGATTAACCCAGACCTTAGTAGACCGAGCTTTAAGTTGCCAACGGTACAACCCGTTTTAGATGCGATTGCAAGAGGCTGTAAGAAGTGTCCGAACAACCGCGTTCCCGCCCCTTTCCGAGTCCTAGCCGGACCAACCATTGATGATTATGACATGACTACCTTCCAAACATCCATATGGCTGGGCATAACCGAGCCACCGTCGCACTTCCACACTTGGGACCCTCATGAGAATCCTAATGATGTTCTACTGGCGAGCCCTCTTTATGCAGTGCCCAATCCGATGATCGGTTCTACGCGAACGACAAGATACATCTTTGAGTTGTGTTTGAGATACTCTATATTCCAGAGTATATATGTCGAATCAGAGTTATTATCAAAGATTAACGGGAGAAGGGGTTGTTTCTATTCGCGACATAGCAATTGCGGAATAACTTGGAGTTTACTAAGATCGAATTCCTTGACGTATTATGTGTCGTATTACCAGAGGCAAAAGCCAGCAGAGAGCTGCGGTATTTGGACCTGTTTGGATAAAGAATTAGATATATGGAGGAGCCCCAACTTCAAGATATCATTGTCGGACATAGCATTCGCAAAGATATTGCCTTATCGAATATTCGCAACAGTTTGTTCAGTCATGGCTTACACGAAGAGTGCCGAGAGAAAGTATGTCGTGCAACAAATCATGAAGATGTCGGCGACGTGCAAATGGTCAACTTGGCAGACATCTGCACTTGCCGGGGATTTCCGATTCTTTACGTTATGTGCATTATCCAGGTCAGGTGACCTCGAGAAAATGATAACAAAGGCGTGTTCGAAGGTATTTAGGCCCATAACTTTTGCTGATTACGTGCTTTTGATGATGAAAGATTTCTGTGAAAATACTGATAGACTGGATAAGAATTTAACCCCATTTTTCGGAATGCCCTTTAGATTCGTTGCCATAGAAAAGGACTTACCATTAGCGCACATGTGGCACATACGCAAGGGAGACCATGCAACCGACTGCTTTAAGAAGCTGGCTGAAGGCATCAGAGAGGAACAGATCCATCGAGAAATACTTGCGAACTGCTATGAAGAGCAGGTTAGATTCATGGAATCGATGCATAAGAGCGAGGTTGGTCCAAACGAATTCGCATCATTTATGGAAAAAATGCCTGGCATACCCTATTACAACCATATACTCTTTATCGGGTTTAGTAGCATAGCAGCAAAAGACATGGACATAGGAAAAAGGCAGGATCCAACCGGGCTAAACATGTCCCGCATGCTCTCTGACCACCATTGCACGTACATCAGAGATCATGATAAGTTGGATGGCGTAGTCATTAAGTCGCCGCGAGTCGCCGACGGGTTGATGGGCGTATTGTCAGAATATGGAAACCCGGAAGGAATACATGTATTGCTGCTACGCATGAATAACGGATCGAAGATAAGGAATATATACACCATACACCCAAAAGACTCCAAGTCAAAGAATAGAGAAATCCCGCAAATGACATCGCACATGCGAGTGGCACAATTCGTATCTGAGTCTTTACTCAGCGTTTACACCGATGCAGAAGAAATAGACAACATGCAGAACCCAAATAAATATTCTGACTTCGTTAATAACTTTTCTGATATAATGAGCAAGGGAGGTTTGTCTAGATCCGAAGACAAGTCTTTCTTTTGTGGACACATGCATCCAGAAGGTATAAGTTTAGGAATCCATGCTTTGGCAAAGTGCGCAGAGTCACCTTCGTTATACACCAGCAGTTCGATACTCAGATGTGACACCTCGAGATATACGGTGTTGCCAGACGGAGCCGACATTTCGGTCATAAATGGTATAAACGACAGGATTAGAGTTGTAATTCCCAGCGGCAAGAAGCTAGTTGAATCCATAGCTGTAAAGAATTATCTACATTTCATGCAGGGAGTGAGAGCGATGGGTGGCGCCGTGATTAATACAGTGTTCTCTAGTGCAATGGACAAAATACAGAAATTAAGATGCCTCGACATTGAGGCCACCGCTGTAGCCACAACTTCAGATGATTCTGCTAGAGCAGTACTATGCAAACGCAACAGCACATTTGACCCATCAGACGTACATTCAGATTATATTAATCTGCCAATTGGTTTAGTAAAACACGTAATGATGAAGGATTCTGACGACAAACCGATTCTATCGCCGAAATTGGCTGAATTCAACAACGTTGCTGCAACACCCCGAGGTATG